CCGACGCCGAAGGCGAGCGCAATCGCCACAGCCTTGTCGAAGGTGTCCGTCTTGATGTAGTCCTTGTCCTCCACGAACGGGATGTTGCGGTGCTCCGGGGGAGACTGCCGCAGGAACTTGGCGGGTGCTTCCCACTTGGCGAAGCTCGGGGTGACGCGCTGGCGCGCCGGCTTGATTTCAGTTTTCATTGTGATCCTCCTGTTTCTGGCGCAGCGTCTCAGCCTCGTAGTCCTCGCGGTCGATGCGCTTCTGCCGCTCGATGTCGGCAAGGTCGCACTCGTCACCTTCCTCGTCGAAATCCTCGTCAGTGTGATCCATCCAGAGGTCAAGGGCGTTCTTGAAACTTCTGTCCATTTCACTTCTCCTTCGCAAAATAAGCGTGTGGGCGGCGGGTTTTGTCGGCTGTCACCCGGTCAGCTTTCAGCAGGGCTATGCAGGCGTTGAAGACAGTTGCCTTCGCCAGCCCGGTAGCGGCTTGAAGTTCTTCATTGGTAGCGTAGTCGTTGGCGATGGCTTGGAACACCGTCTCCACGTTGCGGTCGGCAAGCTCCCTCTGCGACTCTTTGAACGCCTTGCGGGCATCGCTGAGGCAGGTGTGTTTCCTGGGCGCGCCGCCGGGCAGGTCGGGCATGACGCCGAACAGCAGGTCGGATACCATGCTCATAGCCAACTCCTCAACGTCTTGGTGATGTTCTGCATTGCCCGATGGTCGCTGGCGGTTACGGATGTGACTAGCAGCTTCTCCCCCTGTGGGGTTGCCAGTCGATACTTGTGATGCTTCCCCCGCTCGGCGGCGAGGATGGTGAACCCCATCGACTTGATGAGGTTCTGTACTTCGCGTGTGCTTTTGACCATGGCGGCCTCCTGTGTCCGATACCTCTATTAGACCACAGTGGGGCGTACCCCGTCAAGTTCAAGCACCATCAAAGTGGCGTAGCCGGCTACATCACGCCAACTATCGATGTGGTCGGGGTCCCCGCAGGCCAGCCGGGCGATCTTGGAGCAAATCATCTCCATCGCTTCCCGCTGGCTGTTGTTCATGTGCTCGCTCACGGCCAAGTTTTTCAGAGCCTGGGCCGTAGCGGCGACCTCGCAAAAACTACCGTAGTCCCTGCCGCGCTCCGCCAGAATCTCATTCAGTGTCGTCATATTCCCTCCTCGGGTTCTTCAAAACGTCGATAAGACCGCAGTAGTCCAGTTCCCCATACCATAAGATGCTCGACTGCCGAAGTATGCTTTCATGCGAGGGGTCCTGCCGCAGGGCAGCGGCCCGGCTCCCCGGCACGACGATGAAACATCCTTCACTCTTGACCAAAAATAGCGGGCATCCCCCCGCCTCAATATGGTCCTCCATCCAGCGGACTTGACTGGCCCGAACGTCGATGTCCGGCCCCGCTTTCAACTCCAGCCACCCTTCGACACTATCTATGGCGTACTGGACGTCCGGGGCACCCAACGCCGTGTCGTGGCTCTCAACCCACGTAAGGTGCACCGGGGTTCCGCGAGAACTGCTCCATTTCGCAAAGTTTTTGATGATGTCTCGCAATACGCTCTCTTTCTTCCGGGTCATCGCTCCTCCTGTTGATTAGATAGTCCATCACTTCTCTTGTCGCCGCCTGTAGGTCAGGGGCCGCGTCCTCTATTGCCGCCAGCAACTTCTGTTTGACCCCGACCTCCGACCGCCGGGCACGGGCACCGGACCCATGCTCATGAATGAAGAACCAGTTCTCCAGCAAATCGGCCATCTTGACGATATCCTTGATGTGCGGGGGCGGCTCCGGCAACAGGCCTTGTGTCTTGAACAGGGAGTTCGGCTCCACACCATTTTCCCGCATGGCCCGTTTGGTCGGGGTCGGGATGTCGCCCGTCTCCGACTCGTCGACGTCGTGCAGTATGGCGTAGTAACATACCTCCTGCTCGGAGAAGTGATTCGTGTTCCGCATTGCGGCGCGGATCGCCATAGCCAGGCAGGCGACGTTGAAACTGTGACTGGCAACGGTGCTCGGGGCCGTAGTACAGACCAGCGTCCAGCGCCGAACATGTTGACAGTCCATCAGCGTGTCGATGGGTTTACCGTGACGGAGCATGCTTGAGTGCTCCTTTTACTTTGGTCCAGGATCGCTGGCGGTTGATTTCCATCTTGTCTTTGAACGCCTTCTCCAGATTGATGCGATGGAGATGGGCGATGTCAAGCGTCAAGATCAAGATGTCCGCCAGTTCTTCGGCCACCGACCCGTCGCCAGTATAAAGCGAGTGGGTCAGCTCGCTGCTTTCCTCAGTCAGCTTGATACTGGTGTTGACGGGATCGCGGGCCGTATCCGGTAGGTAGTCCCGAATCCACGAGACTACCTCCGTCGTCATGTCGACGAGTTGCGTCATTGCACCATCTCGATGTCAGTCGGACGGGGGCCGTGGCCGATAAACTTGACGCCACCACAGCCAAGATCCTTCGCCGCCCTGTTGATGATGTCGTACGCTTTGGCCCCGGCCTTCTTGTCGTACTGGTAGAAGTTAAGGAACACGGCGTCCGGCAGGCCGACCTGCATGGCCTCACGGATCTGGATCTCGGAGAAGGTGGCAACGCGGCGGACCCGGCCAGTGACGGTGGTCGTCTCGTCCGGGACCCCGAGATCAGAGAAATGGATCTCCACCTGATCAAAATACCAGTCACCGCTGTATCCGTCCGGCGTGTTGCCGACGCGGATCGGGTGAACGCGGCAACTGCCGTAGGTCATGTTGAGCCAGCCGATAGGCAGGCCGCAGTCGGAAATGATCCGGGCCGGGGTGCACTCGCGGCTGGTACAGTACGGGTAGAAACCGCTGCTGATGCCGAGCGAATACCCCTGCGACCCCTCCAGCAGGATGTTCTTCCTTCCGGCGAAGATCATGAGCCATTCAGCCTGGTCGACGATCACGACCTTGGTGCCTTTCAGCTTCTCCATAATCCGGAGGCCGTTGTTCTTGGCGATGGCGATCGGCTCGCGGCGGATCTTGGCGATAAGGGCCTCAGCGCTCCCCTGCATTGTGCTGCTGATGCGGGACAGGGTCCGCTGTTCTATTTCCCGGTGCTCGGAACGCAAGATGCCCGCCGCCTCGTGGATCACAAGGGTGACGTTCCCGTGGAGGTACTTGTCGACTGCCGCCCACTCCTCAGCCAGCCGGTCGATGTCGAATACCGCGCCGGGGCCGACGGCGACGACTTCCAGGCGCGAGGAGAAAATGCCGCTCGGCAGCACCTTGTGAATGAACTTCTGGCCCGTGGTCGGGCAATAGGCAGTGTGACCCGCATTGGGCATGTTGGCCGAAACGACGGCCTGATATTCGTTCATCTGCGACAAGTAGCCTGATAAAGCCCCCTTGCCGGTGCTGCCAAACTGCATGTCAAACAATACGTCCATGTACGGCTTTTCCATCTCATTCTCCTTGTCACTGGTCCGGGACCATCCCGAACCTCTATTCTACCACACGTGGCCCCATGCCACAAGATTCAAGCTACCCTACTTCCCCGGCGTGGGTCCCCTGCCGTTGATCGATGGCCGCCTGCAATTGGTCAAGAGCAGGCACCCCGACCTCCCTGCCGTTGTCCTCGAATCCGAACGACGGCAACTTCTCTACGAAAACAGTCATCGACAGAGTGTCAAAACCCGACACCCGGCTGTCGCGACACCAAGAGCGGTACTCTGAGAACAACTCGTACTTGAGCAGCCTCTTCGGCCAGCCGACAGCGTCGCCCATGCTGGCGGCGCAGTCCATGGAATCGAACCCGCTCCGAGCAACCGCTTCGGACAAGAAGTGCAATAAACTGTCGTGCCTGTGGGACAGCCGGCGCTGCTCTGTCAAACCCCTGGTGTGCGGCGCGAGGCGTAAGTTGCTGGTTATCTTCCGGTTCTTGAGCAAGTACAGCAGTGCCGCCCGGCCCCCATTCTCCATCTCCTTGAACAGGCGGTCGAAGTAGGGCTTGTTGCAGGCGACGGACCCATTAACGTTTAGCACCAGCCAGCGCCGGGACTGCGGCCCTGCCGGCACTATCCACTCTTCGTTGGAAGCGATTATCACGTGGTTCAAGTTGTCGACCTCGACGCTGTCAATGCCCTTTGATTCCCGAGTTATCCTGCGCTCGGAGATCAGCCCTTTGAGAACGTTCGCCGCCTTCCGGTCGCCTGGCCAGAGGACCTCGTCAGCAAACACTACGATGCTGTCGCTGGTCAGTGTGTTGAATCGCGTCGTCAGGCGTTCGGCGTCGATTAGGTGCGTGTAGTGCCGCCCAAACAGTTGGCCGAACTGGTCGGCCCACGCCCCCTTGCCGCAGCCCTCAATCCCCCGCAGCACGACGCAGGAGCCTTTAATGGTGCGACTGTCCTGCACGGCATCCGCCATCCAGTCGAGCAGCCAGTTGTAAATTGCCTCCGACCCGTCGCAGATGATGTCTTTCATGTGGCGTAAATACCACTCACAAGACGCCTTCGGATCTGGCTCCACCTGCCACCCATTCCAGATGTTGAGCACCCCGGACGGTTCGTCGTTGTTCGGGTAGATGCCCATGTCGTAATAGGCCCGGCGCTGCGGACTGCTCAGCCAGATGTCCGACATCGGCTTTTCCGTGAACCCGTTTCTTGTCGGGATCTGGATCTTGTCGGGCATCGTCATTGTCTGGAAGGCCATCATAGACAAGAACCCGATCTTTTCTCCGTTGCTGTTGTTCGTGAACGTGGCCACCAACGTGTTCTTGTTGGCGCGGAGCAGGGCGTACGACTTGTTCATCTCCAGCACCCGCTCTTCGATGTCGGCGTCTAGGTTGCTGTTGGACACGTCGCCCGGCAGCGGACGCCAGCCAGCCTCCTTAGCCATGAACAGCAACGTGCCGAAACCCACTGGCCCGTCGTCTTGGAACGTTTTCCACCGGATCTTGCATTCGTCGTTCTTGCGCCTGGCCCCGCCCGCCGACCACTCATCCCACAGCTCAAAGCCATCGTCGCCTACCGTGCTTTTCAGTGCCATCCCGACCTTGACCCAGTCCTCATAGGACAGACTGTCCGGGTCGATAATGGTAAGCATCCTGTTGATCTGATGGATGGGCACTTCCTGCTTCGGCTTCTCTTCCTTCGGCTTGTCGCGCCACGGCTGCCCCAAAGATTCGGACAGCCATCCCGGCATCGGCGGGACCTCCCCTCCCTCCTCCCACTCGTAGTTCTTGCCGTCAATCGTTGATGGGTAGGCGACAATGTGGCCCGTACACCGCGTTGCTGTCCCGCCGCGTGTGTCCAGCCCGTTTGCGACCTTGCTGCTGCTGGAAGCGGCGTTGTCCTGCCACTCATAAATGTAGTGGTAGCCGCCTGACGGCGTCCTCTGCCTGGGGCCAGGGGGCAGGTCGCCCTCCTTGCTGACTATCTTCGCCAGTTCTTTCAGCCCGGTAGTTCCGCCCACTGGCTTAGAATCGACGTCGAGGGCCATGATGCCCCCCTCTGTCCCACAGCCAAGGCCGATGTTGTACCCCTCGTACTTGCCCCCCGGCCCGAACCAACGGTCGACTGTATGTTGCTTCGTGCTGGCGGACATGTAGTTTATTCCGCTGGCGCTCGGGAGCCTTTTTCCGTTCGGCTCCAGTGGAAGGACGGGTATGCCCGCTGCCGCGTAACACCTAGCTGCATGATGTACGGCCTCTGCAAAACTCATTCCGGACGCTTTCCTGATCCGTGTCAGGTCTATCTTCACATCACCCATTACTTGCTTCCCAATAAGACTTACCTACACCGTTAAGGTCCAGCACCAGAGGGATGCGGAACCAAGGGGCTGACTCTCTCCACTCCGCCTGCAGCCTATTTTTCAGAGCCACTACATCGGTGCCCACCGGCACGTTCAACTCAAACGAATCATGGACAGACATGATCAAATGGGTCCGGGGTCCCATGTTTTCTGTCAACAGCCACATGTTCTTCGATAAATCCGCTGCTGTGGCCTGGATCGCCAGCCCGGACGCCTTGTAGGACTTGTACCCCCTCGGGAAACGAAGTCGCCTGCCGTGCTTGGTTTGTACGAACCCGTGGTGCTCTGCCGCCGCTTTTGCCCGGTCGGCCAGGTCTTTGACTCCCGGCAGGCGCTCGTGGTACAGGTCTATCACAGCGTTGGCCTCATCCCCGGCTTTCTTATACCTGAACGTTTTCCCCTCCTTCTGGAACGAGGCCCACTCCCACGGAAGACCCATCTTCTCGGCGATCGCCCCGCGCCCACTGTTGAAAATCATCGACAGATTGAGTTGCTTGGCGTTCGCTTGCCCGCTGTAGGTGGCGTTGCGGGGTAGCCCGGTTAGATCGGCCACCATCTGGTGGAAGTCAATCCCCTCGTCCGACTGGTAAGCGGCGTTGATGAACGGGTTGTTGATCAGGTGGGCAAAGGTGCGGACCTCGTAACTGCTGGCGTCCAGCGACGCCCACTCACAGCCTTCATCCGGCAAGAACACCGGCTTAACGATCGCCGCCACTTTCTTGTTACGGCTCGGCAGCTGTTGCAGCGCCGGATCGGTATAAGATAGCCGCCCGGTACCGGTCCCGGCGTCCTGATCGCCCTTCGTCTGGTTTATGTTGGGGTAGACCCGATCCCCCACCGCGTGCCCAAGGACGTGCCCGGCCAAGAAAGTGTCGCGGGTCTTGACAGTAGACCGGATGGACAGAATTAATTCGGCACGCCTGTCGCCCTCCATGGCACGTAGAGCCAAAGCGTCGATGGACGGGCTACCGCTTTCCGTCTCCTCCAGCAAGCATCCGTTGTTGGCCCGCCAGTCGCCATACTCGTCTTTCTTTGGGTTGAACACTTCCCGCACTTGCTTCGGGCTGTTGACGTTTATCTCATACCCGATCAGTTGGTTTAGTTGGCGCTGCTGGTCGTCGATCTCCAACGTCAATTTGGCCATCGCCTTCTCGGCTGTCGGCAAATCAACCCGGATGCCGCGCATCGTGGCTTTGATGATGGGGGCCATGACCCGGCGCTCAAAGTCACAGATGGGCCGGACCCCCTGTTTCTCGATCTCCCGCTCCTGCAACTCCCACAACCGGAGAGTTAGCAGGGCGTCCTTTTCGGCGTACGGGGCGACCAACGACGGGTCGGCCCGGTGGAGATTTTTCATCTGAACGTTTCGAGTGGCCCTGCCGCCAAACACCCCGGCCAAGTCGTCATAGATGCTGGATACCTTCTTGTCGCCCAGATGCCTTTCAGCTAGATGGTCCAGCGTGAAGGACTTCTCATGCTCGTTCAGTAGGCAAGCCCTGATCGCCGTGTCGTCCAGACGTTCCAGCGGCAAATATAGGCTGCTGCTGTCAGCCATCCGGAAATCGAAAGACGCGTTGTGACAGATTACCGTTCCACGGAAGCGGGACATCTCGTCGTTGAACCAGTCGATGGCGAACGGCTCGTGGCGTACGTCTTTGTAAATGGTACTGCCGTCCGGCAAGGCGATGCTGAACCCGAACAGCCGGTCGTCGGGCCAATGTACCCCAGTCGTCTCGGTGTCAAACGCCAGATGGGGCGCTTCGCTGAATCTCATCTCTCTTATCCTCAAAAGAGAACGGGGACCCGAAGGCCCCCGCTAAACATCAGAACGGCACGTCCGAGTCGTCAAACGATGCTGCCGGGGTGGCCCTTGACCCCTTGGCCGTGAACGCCAGCGACATCCACTTTCCGCGAGCGCCCTCCTTGATCCAGCCACTGACCCAGTACTGTTGCCCGTCGATCAGGCAATCACCACGGTAATCGGGGTGGTTGGCCTGTTCTTTCCGGTCGTTGCGGAAGAGCGAGCCGGAGAGTTCCCTGTGCTGGAAGTCTCCGGCCATCTTACAACTCCGCTGCCGGGTGGGCTGCGGGTTGGTCGTCGGAACGGTCAACGTCCGCAGCGCCGGCCTTGATCAGTCCGTACAGGGCTTGGCCGCGATCGTACAGTTCCTTGCTCACGAACCCTACCGGCGACGCCTTGAAAGACCAGAACTCTCCCTTGTCGCTCGACGTTTCGACAGCGTCCAGACGGTACGCCTTGGCAAAACGGTCAACGCCACTGATCTGGATCAACGTGTTGAGGGCGCGGCTGACCTTGAGCTTGGACTTGGTCATCGAGAAGACGGCCTCCTCCACGCCATGGGCGGTCAGCAGTAGCGCGAAATGCTGGTGGCTCTCGACAGTCTCGTGATCGTCCGGGGACGGCAGGGAGGCGCGGAACTCGTCGGCCTCCTCGCGGGTCCGGTACGCCCCGCAAAAACCGCCACCGGCCTTGCGAAGCTTCCAGACGGTGAACTCCTTACGGAACAGCACCGGGATGAACGTCACGCTGGAGCCATACAGTTCACCGGTCACGGTGTTGAAGATGGTGCCCTGCTCGGCACCGGGGATGTGGGCCGGGTC